ATTGATAACGAGAATAACTTTCTTAACGCTTCGCTAAAAGTTATTTCCCGTAATCAACAATGGTTGCATTATCAATATCATATTTTTAAATTTAAAAGTAAAAAATAAGTAACAAAACGGTCAACGTTATTCAGGCATCAACATCTTACTATAAACTACTTACTATAAACTATTAGTCCATTAAAAATTCCTCCAGCTCCTCGTCCGTTGTAATCTCTTTTTTTCGCTTTATTTTGATCGTCCTCGGCACATCCGCTAATTTCATTTGCAGGTTAAACCAGCTTTCACCCCAGAGAATGTAATCGTGCGTCCAGCCTGTTTCTTTTTGCAAGCTGTAAATTAATCCGAAAAGGCTATGGGAACTTTCGCTCCTTGACTCCTTTTCACTTCCGGACTCAAATTCATCGGTCTCGTCATCCTCATCGTCTCGATCAATTTGATAGTATTCATAAAAGACTCTGCCCTCCCATACACAAACAGCCACATAATTAGCTCCTGTATCTGATCGCCGTGCAAGTGATGCCGTAAATATCTGCCTAAAGGCTTTGCAAAAAGCGGTATCTTCCAATGTGAATTCAATAAGCAACTCGCCACGATCCGGCACACCGACTTTAAATTTTCATTGATTGCTTTCAGGTCAATAAGAACCATTTGCGCACCTGTGCTTTTCACTCTTTTCTCCAGCTCGATGTATGCTCCCCCTTCAGGGGGTTGGGGGGCCGCTGGCATCCCATTCAGTTCCGTCAAATAAAGCAACGTCCCCAACCGTAACCGCCTGACTACTATCCGGACTTTCTTTTTCCCAAAAATCCTGAATAAAAAAGGCGCTGGAATATGAAATGCCGCGCCTCTGTCGAGCAGCGCGAGAGCCGCCGCTTGTTCAATCTGTTTATCCATGTGTTCCGTGTTTTCCTATTTCCACCTCTCCACTGTCCCCTTTTTAAGGGGACGAGCGAAGCGGAGGGGTTTATAGGTTTGTTTTTTTATCCCAATTTAATCGCTGCCACTCCGGTTTTGGTTGGAGTCAGTACGCGGCATTCAATGTTTACCTTGAAAATACCTGCACGTTGCAGTTTATAGTCGATGGTTGCCTTCAGATACGCGCGTGGGATCGTGATTACTTTACCGCTTTTCGGCGTTATTTTTACCGATTTTTCGATAATATCGGTAGTTGCCGGACAAGTCCACGAGTCATTTGGCGCTGTACCGGTGGCTGTTCCGCCGAGTACCGCTACCAGCGCTTCCGGTGTGGCGTCGGTAATGGCCCACTTAATAGTTGTTTTCTTGATTCCGGGAACGATTACAAACGGATCGTCCGACTCTTCGCACACGTGCTCCGTATCGGCATCCTGTGCCTGTGTGATCTCTGCGGTGTCCTTGTATACTCCGCCCGCCGTTGCGAAAGCGGCTGATACGTCTCCATCACTTGCAATAGCTCCAATCTGTATTGAGGCTACGCCTAAAAGTTTTGTTTCTGCCATAATAAATATTGTTTAATTGATTTTGAAAAGCTTTTTAAATATTGTTTGAACGGGTGACCATGTCACCAGTTTGAAGCCCGCGAAAGCGGTAAATGCTATAAATACTACAAGTCCGATCCACCAGAAAAAACCATGATTCGGAACTGTCTTAATTACTGTTTTAGTTTGATATACCGTGCGTGTTATTGTTAGCTTTGAATTATAATAGTAATCAGTTGACGGAATAAATGCTGAATCCGGTTTTGTCGTAGCGTTGTAACTAAATGTGCCATCTTTAAAATCAAATGCCGATTGCATATTTTTGCTCTTTTGTTCCGAAATGCCGTCCAGTAACACACGATTCAGCGAATCGCACCGAAAGAGAGCTTTTATTTTGGAACTGTCACCCGGAACTGCAACCGGTGTCAGTTTATCATGCCGGTAGATCTCCGTTGACTGTTGACTGTTGACCGATAACTGTTTCGGTTTACAACCAACAAGCATACAAGTCGCAATAAATGCTACGAGAAGCGAAAGAAAATAAAACCGGTAATTATTCTGTTTTTTCATTCTGATTTGATTTTTCGAGTTCTTTAAGTACAAGGCAACCGTCGGCTCCCTGACACTCTTTAGCCTTATTAATTGCCTTTGTCAGTTTTTCAACTGTTTTTTTGAAGGAATTAAACATGTTTTCAAACTCATCAATTTTCGAGTTTAAAGCGGATACCTGTTTTTCGTCGCTCTCAGCACGTTTCACAGCCAGGTCTTTTAAAGCCCCTATTTGTTGCGCGTCCGCTTCCGATCGGCTCTTGGAAAGATCCGCCCACATATTTACTATTTTTTGGGCGTTATCAATTTCGGCTCCGTCGGCTTCGGCACTGGCTTTTTTCTTTTGCGACCGAAGAGTTGTCACCGTAACGATTAAACCGCCTCCGAGCGCAAGGTTAAGTATCAAGCTAATAATTTCTACTGTCATATCCTAAGTATTTTCGATTAATCGTTTAGGTCGGTACTAATTACTTTTGTAATGGTCGGATACAGTGTTTTAAGATCATCCACCACCCTGATAATACTCTCCTTTTGTTGTTCGGTTCGTGTGTCCTCAATATCCCCATTGTCGTTCAATCCACCTTCCCAGCAGATGCCTACACAGTCGTTAGCTTGCTCCAACGGGCGCGTTGCAACTACATAACCGCTTTTACGAACATAGAAAAAAAAGTCGATCGACAACCCGCGTTCCCTGCGGCTGATAATAGCCTGATCCGCGTTGTGGTCAACGCTAAAGTGTGTTCCGGCACTGAAAATGCCTATTTTTTTGACTTTCATATTACGCTTGAAATTTGAATAAGTTTAACCGGGTCATTCTTCAAAAACTCTTATAGACCAACCCTTGTAAAACTTCCATTGAGTTGGCTTATTCTTGCATATTTTATAATATTTCAATAACCGCTCATACCTGTATAATTCTAAAAACTGATTAACTGACATCACCGGTCTATTATTCAATACTGAAATAGAGTCATTAAGCCGTGCGATCACTTTCCCCAAGCCCTGAGTATTAATTTCATAACTGATCAGGTACTTTTCGTATGTAACTGCCAAACATGTAAGTGAATCACATTTCGCTTTATAATAAGCCGTACTATCCGCTTTCACGGCCAATATCTGATCCTGTTTTGGTGGCTGACAAAATAAAAACAATGGTAAGAACACCAGCATCAATAACTTTTTCATAATGAATTTAGCCTTTCGATTAATAACTGATCAATCACCCCGGTAGCCGGTAATCCAATTATTGTCTGAGCACGTCTCACGGCAGGTTTTACACCCTCATTAACAGCCGAATCTATAAGTAAATCGGCTATCGCCTGATCACGGATACCATCTCCACCAATTTTATCCCAAAAATTCAGTTTATAGAATCCAATTACCAACTCATTTAAAGTCGGGTTTGAATAAAGATTTTTTGGAAAATTATTTGGGTCTTTTCTGCAAGTATCAATTATTCTCCAACCCGACCAATTTGGCCAGTTTACACGGCTAATACCTTTGTAAGTTTCTCCACCGGAATCACCAGGTACTTTGCACCAACCGCCTTCGATTTTTAATACGGGTCTAATACCTTTAAGATAATCAGCCATTATTTGCTTTTTTATACAAAACCGCCTACTTACTTACGCTTTCAGCGGTTTTTCACACACGGATAGTTTCTTTGCATTGTCCTCTTATTCCCCTTTAGGGGCTTGCCTGCGGCAGGCAGGGTTAGGGGGCAATCTTACGCTCCTGCAGCTCTTGTTACCAACACTTGGTAAGTAGCGGTTGCGTTAGCATCGGCGCTCTTCACACTTACGTTGATAATGTTTTCGCCAACTGCCAGGTTCTTGGCTGCCGATTCAACAGCAGTTGTAAGCACGGTAGATCCCCACTTAATAACCTGACCTGTTTGACTTCCGGTAGCTGTTACAGTAGTAGTATCTACGCCGTTAGCTACACTCATGGTGTATTCTTTCGTTCCTGCAGCAAATGCCGGAACGATGGCGCCTGCGTCTAATACCAATGCATCCAAGTTGGTTGATCCGGCTTCAACAGCGGCAGCGCGTCCGTCGTACAATACGATATCTTCGCCAAATACGATGTTGGTATCAACCTTCATCAGCATTTTGAAGAAGTATTTTTCGCCCGCAGCGGTCAGTTTATCAATTTGAATAGCTTCTGCATCGTCAGCTAATGCCACACCTACCCAGAAGTTAGAGTCAAAACCGGAAGTGGCTACGGCTGCAACGATTACATCTTTAGGCCAGTCGGCAAGTGCAACAATCTGAATACCTTTGAACCGTTCAGGATTCATGTTGGTATAATCCTGTCCTTTGCTTGGTTTGTCTGTCAATTCATATTCGTAGCTCGATGCATCGTCAGTGCTCATGAATAACTTCAACTTTGGATTATTACGAACTGCTTTTGGAACGGCAGCACGTACCAATTTCAGTTTAGCAAGTATATTAGATTGAACCAACGCAGCTGGAGTAGCAATATCAATTACATCACCATCGGCCATAATTCGGGTCAAAATACCATCGAAGTACTTGCCGGCATCGGTGGCGTGATAAACGCCGTTGATATACTCACCGCCCAATTGGAAATCAACAATTTTCGCTAATTCAGCCAATAAAGCCGATTGCACGTTAGCGGGAAGCTGTTCGAAAACTAAGTTGCCTGTTGGTTGGAAAGGACGCCAGATACTTTCGAATACGCGGGGATTAAAGGTTGTAAATGCCATTACATCTTTCGGTTCCAGGTATTTTTCGTCAATTGTAAATCCGCCTACTGAATCAGCTTCTACAGGTTGCTCTATTCTGCGTTGCAACATATTGCTGCCTTTCAGGCGCGGAATAGAGAACTTTTTCAGAACGTTCGGTTGTACGTGAATGTGTCCGCCCGCTACAAGTTCATTACCGGTAGTGGCACGCACTAACAATTGTTCCAACACTTCACCGGCATAAGCCGACGTAATAGTCACGGCCATCGGGAGGATGCCCGAAATTTGAGGAAAAAACGATCCTGCAAGGCTTATGGTGGTCATGCCGCCAACAACCGCTAAAGGATTAAATCCGGTGGCTGCCGAAATGGCGCCGCCCACAATGACGTTGAATAACAACATCGTAAAAATGGATACTAAAAATTTGAGTGATTTCATTTTCTAAAATTTTGTTTATTAATAATTACTTTTTTATACCTTTAGTGTCCCCTTTTTAAGGGGACGAGCGCGAAGCGCGGAGGGGTTTTAATGGGTTATTTTTTTGCCTTTTTAGCGGCGTTAGCTGCATCAATTTCTTGTTTGCGTTTTTCAAACGCGCTCAGTTTAGTTCCACCCTGGTCACCCAGTTCAAGTGAAATTGATTTGTGAGGAGTCAATCCTTTGAGCATGTTCATTGTACTTTCGCCGTTGGCGTCGAACAGGAGTAACATCGAAGCTTTTACGCTTCCATCTTCTTTTTCGGTCAATCGGCCATCGGCAAGCGCCAATGTCAATTCAGCTTCAAAAGCCGTTTTCTTAGCTGTTTTGTCAGCCAGTTCAATGGCATCCAGAGCAGCTTTGCGTTCGTCAGCAAGTTGTAAAGCTGCTGTGGCTTTCAATTTTTCGGCTTCGAGTTCATTTTCGGCTTTTAGCTTATCGGAAAGTAAAAGCTGAACTCTTTCGATTTGTTCCGCCGGTGTGGCAGTATCCGAAAGATTCAATAATGTCAATAATTCTTTGTCCATAATTTTTATTTTTGGTTTTACAATAAAATCTGTCAATTTCAAACCTGCATCTTGTTTCAGGTCTATTTCCTTACCGGTGTTGTCGTACAAGCGTATAGCATTATGATTGCCGCCGATCGGAACGATAGACGCTTCACGCAATCGGCTTTTCGTTACCATCATACAGCATCCGTCAATCATTTGAAGCATGGGATCCGACGAACATTCCAGATCGACCAATCCGCATGACGCCATTTTAATGAAGCCTTTTTCAACCTTTTTGATCATTCGTTGCACATCCTTGTCGGTGTCTTCATAATCAAATACAGCATCGGCCAATAATTGTCCGCCTACTTTGCGGATGTTTTCCCACTTCCCGACCGGCATATTCCAGTCGTTGTGTTGGTAAAACATCACCGGGTTTTTTTCAAACTGCGAAATGTCAACACCATCAACCGACACACAAACATCGTAAGTAGTGGTCGAACCGTCGAGTAACACAAAGGTGATTGGATCCATTTTTTAATAGCTGTTTAATTTTTCTTTAAGTGCTTTTCCAAAGTTTCTTTTCACTTTGGAAAAGTTTCTCAGGTTTGATTTAGAATGCAAAAATCTAAACAAATTACACACTATCAAAAAAGTACTGCCATTTTGTCAGTACTTTTTTTTATTAAGCGGTTAAATCTCTTATTTTGCCAATAAAAACAGACCAACAACTTAAACCCCCTCGGGGGGCAGGGGGTCATTTAAACATGCAATAATGGCAGACAATAAGAAAAAACGCACGAAACAGGAGATGGACGCATTGTATGACTATGCTAAAATGCTTTTCATATACGATAAATTGTCACAAAAAGAAATCGCGCTAAAAGCGGATGTAAGTGAAGTTACCGTAAGCAAGTGGTCTAAAGCCGGTAACTGGGACGATTACCGAAAAGCCATTTCCGTAACCCGCGACGAACGCTACCGCTCCACCATCAACCAACTCACCGAACTCGACAACCTGATTGCAGGTCGCGCTCCGAATTACCGCTTTCCGGATAAAGACGAATCGAATATCCGCCGTAAACTGGTGGCCGACCTTAAAGCCCTGGAAGTGGAGTGCGGCATCGTGGACGTGATAAACGTATCCATTAAGTTGCTCGAATGGTTGCGCCAGGTCGATAACGAAAAGGCGAAAGAACTCTCGGATATTTTTAATTCCTATATAAAATCAACTCTCAAGTAATAACCGGGAGGGTTGAATTCCGATTCGACCGGCCCACTAAAACCAAAGCACATGGCAATTGAAGTAAAAACAGCCCTCGACCGCTGGATTCAGTTCTATACGGAGCTCAAGGCTTCGTAAATGGTAAATTGTAAATGATTAAATTGTAAATTAATTAATGGCAACATCTTTAGCCGACAAAAAAAAGGCAATAAAAGAATGGGACGAATACCGGAAGGCACTCATCACCGACACAGCACTCGAATACGCGAAAACGACAGCGGATATTGAAAAGCATCGTTTGTATCTCGAATTGCATCCGGTGGAGTGGATGATGTATTTCTTTCCGAATTACGCCACATCGGAATTCGCTCCATTCCATTTACGCTACATCAAACGTATCATCGACCATCCCGAGTGGTGGGAAGTGAACAGTTGGGCGCGGGAGCTTGCAAAAGACACCGTCACCATGATGTTGATGTTCTTTCTGAACCTGACAGGTAAAAAACGCTTCACGCTTTTTGTGTCCAGTTCTTTCGATGCTGCCTGCGATTTGTTGATGCCTTACAAAATCAATTACGAAAGCAATCAACGTATTATTGCCTATTATGGTGATCAGCGTAGTTTTGGAAATTGGGAAACCGGAGATATAACTGCTAAATGCGGTGCGCGATATGTAGCGCTGGGAGCCGGTCAAAGCCCTCGTGGAAAAAAGAATGAGCAACTTCGCCCCGATTCAATTATCATTACCGACATTGATACCGACGAGGATTGTAAAAATAAAGATACAATCGATAAACGGTTCGATTGGATCGAGCGCGCATTATATATGACCCGCTCCATTTCTAAGGATCTTTTATTCATGGTACTCGGCAATATAATTGCCAAAGATTGTTGCGTGGTTCGATCCGCAAAGCGCGCCGATCATCACGACATTATTAATATACGTGACAAAGAAGGGAAATCAACCTGGCCGCAAAAAAATAGCGAGGAACGCATCGACCGGGTTCTCAGTAAAATGAGTACCAAAGCCCAACAGGCGGAGTGTTTTAATAACCCGTTGGTCGAGGGCGAGATTTTCAAAGAAGAAACCTGGGGTAAATGCCCGCCGCTTGCTTCCATGCCTTACGTGGTTGGTTATGCCGATCCAAGTCCCTCTAATAAGGATAAGCAAAAAAAAGGGGTCAGTTATAAGGCCAACTGGATTATTGGTTATAAAGACGGTAAATTCTATATTTATAAAGGGTATCTCGAACAGGCTAACAACTCCGTATTTGTGGACTGGTTCTACGACCTTCGCGATTACATTAAAGGTCGGGTACTGACTTATAATTACATTGAGAATAATACACTGCAGGATCCTTTTTACGAACAGGTGTTCAAACCTATGTTCCTGGCACGTGGAAAAGAAAAAGGATTTATAAACATAACGCCCGACGATCGCAAAAAGCCCGCAAAGGAAATACGCATAGAAGGTACTCTGGAGCCATTGTATCGTGACGGGCAACTGATTTTCAATATCGACGAAAAGGATAACCTGCACATGCAGCGGTTAGTCGAACAATTTAAACTTTTCAGCATGCAACTCAAAGCTCCCGCCGACGGGCCAGATGCAATTGAAGGTGCTGTCTGGATATTGAATCAGAAAATTGCAACAATGTCTCAGGGCGATTGGAAGTCCTGGAATAAGTCTCCAAACAAAAAACGAATATAGGGACGTCGGAATTCCGATTCCGACAATATAATTATAAATTTAAACACACACGGAAAATGAAAAAACTTATTAATTTCTTTCGGTTAATGAACTACCGACGTAAAGTTCGCAAGATGAACCGCCTTGCCGGTTTCAGGTATTTTAAAAAAGCGTGCCGAGAGGCTCAGCAGTTATCAAAAGACAATAACGGAAAACGTTACCGGGTATATCTTTTCGACGAATACAGGGTTTGGTGTCACGAGGATATTACCCGAATGAAAAACCAGCGGGTTATTTCTAAACATGAAGAAACCGGCATATTATCAAAAAACTGTTTTTACGATGCCCAAACCGGTGTGAATACGCACCCGCATTTTTCAAACAGAAAGGTATAAATTGCCCCCTAACCCCCTAAAGGGGGAATAAAACAGGTATAACAATTTTATAACAAATAATATAAAGCCGACCCCTTCGGTTTCCCCCTTTAGGGGGTTAGGGGGCATATTATTATGGCATACATAACACCCGAAGAAATAACCACCCACTTGGGTGTAGAGCAAATAGAGGCCATCAGCGATGGCGATGAAACCATGTTGCAAGCCGCTATCGATGGCGCCATGGTAGAAGCAAAAGGTTACCTGTCAGCTTTTGATATGGCTGCCGAATTGGCTAAAACCGGAACGCAGCGCAACGCGTTGCTTATCATTTTCATTAAAGATATAGCCGTGTGGCATTTTATCAATATCTGCAATGTAAATACCGATATAGATCTGCGAGAGAAACGCTACGACCGTGCTATATCGTGGCTTGTATCCGTTCAAAAAGGAAACGCAGTTCCCGACCTGCCCGCCAAGCTCGGCGAAAGCGGCACAGCAGATAATCTTCCGTATAAAGTAACAAGTAATCCAAAACGCACTAATCACGTATAATCATGGCTAAAAAAACAAATCCTATCGGTTTCGACAAGCCGCTCGAAAGCCCCGGTACAAAAACCATCATGCAAACGCTCACCGTTCGTCCGGCGCGCATTGAAACTGCCGACATCGGCATCTGGTCAAATGCAATTAATTCGGCCAAGGTCGGAAATCGCACCGCGTGGTTTAATTTGTGCGAAAATCTCATGTCAGATGGGGTATTGTCCGACGCTATTGATAAATTGGTGGAAGAGGTCACCGGTGCCGAAATAGCTTTTCAAATTGACGGCAAACCGGTCGATATCATCACCGACCTGATGGACACACCCGAATTTGAGGAGTTGATGAAAGAAATAGCCTTATCAAAGGTTTATGGGCGATCTGTCATTGAGTGCGGATTTGCACCAGCATTTAGCGTATATTCCTATCCGCGCAAAAATTGCATTATCCGAAATATGACGATGCCACTTTCGCAACGCATAAAATTTATTGCTGCAAAAGAAGGCGATATGAATGGGTATGATTACAGCAGAGATGAGTTTATTTTTGAAGTTGGGAAAGATGATGATTTAGGACTTATTTTCCGTGCGGCTCAATACGTTATTTACAAACGCGGGAACTTTGGAGACTGGGCGCAATTTGCCGAGATTTTTGGAATGCCTTTTCTACTTGGAAAATACAATTCTACCGATACCCATGCGCGTGATCAATTATTTGATGCGCTAAGCCAGATTGGAGGCAAGCCGGTTGCTGCCGTGCCAAAAGAATCGGATGTGGAAGTAGTTCAAAACACAACGTCCGGATCCAGCAATTTATACAAGGCGTTGAAAGATGCCTGCAACGAGGAGATACTCATCGCCATTCAGGGTGAAACAATGACAACCTTATCCGGGTCGTCACTTTCGCAGTCAAAAGTTCACCAGGAAACAAATACCAAAAAAGGAAAAGCCCTCAAACGCTACGTTCAGCGCATGTTGAACAAACACCTGGTTCCGCTATTGCTCAAGCGCGGTTATCCGGTTGTGGGTGGTAAATTCGTTTTTCCAAAATCGGCAAGCGACATCACGGTTGACGAACTGTCAACTCTTTGCGATATTATTGATATTCCTGCCGAATTTGTACACAATAAATACGGCGTTCCAATGGCAAAAGACGGTGAAAAACTGGCTAAAAAAGCAGCTCCTCCGGCTCCAATTATTAATCCTCCAATTGCGGATCCAAATAAACCGACTGACCCAAACGCACCAACTCCCCCGGAACCTGTACCGTCGCCCAAGTCCCCATCGTCCCTAAAACAAAAGGTAAAATTATCAGACGAAGACCGGAACTGGTTTGAAAGGGTGTTCAATTTTTTCTCAGTCGCCCGGACAACGAGGAGCCGGGCAGGTCTGACATTAGCCGACAAGTTGCCGAACTCTACGAAACTGGGGATAAACATTAGTGCGCTTTTTAATCAGGCTTTAAACGATATTTACAAACAATACGGCATTGATCCGAAAGACATGCCGCTTGTAAATAAGTCGCTGTTTGATATTTCCAACACGGTTTACCAACATGGCATTGATTCAGAACTGTCCCCTCTCAAGGGGACGAGCGAAGCGGAGGGGTTCGGAGGGGTTGATTTTGCCCTAAAAAACCAGCCTTTTATCAATGAGTTCAAACAGAACGCTTCCGTTTTTTCTGCTTTCAAGTCACACGCCCAGGGCAATGAAATAGCTGCTCAGTTATTGGACACGGACGGCAATTTGAAATCGTATGAAAAGTTCCGCAAATCGGTACTCGGCACGTCGATTAATTCCGACTATAACGAAAGCTGGCTGAAAACGGAATACAATCAGGCCGTTCGCTCGGCCCGTATGGCGGCCAAGGTCAAGAGCTTTATGGAAACCGCCGATCTGTACCCAAACATGGAATACATGGAAACCACGGCAGCCACACCGCGTGAGGAACACGAAAGCTGGGTAGGAACTATCCTTCCAATAAATGATCCCTGGTGGGATGATCACATGCCGCCATCGGCGTGGGGATGCGAGTGCTCGGTGCGTAATACCGATGCTGAAATTGTAGAGCCTCCGGAGGATGGCGAACCTATCGACCCTCTATTTGCTAACAACCCGGCAAAAACAGCCGAATTTGTAAATATGAAGGAACACCCGTATGTAAAATCGGTGGAACCCGAACTGCAACAGGTGATTAAAGACCTGGCCGCTGAAATGTTTAAAGGTTAATTTCTCTAACTTTTTAATCCGCTAACATGGATATTTTAATAAAACGTGGTACTTCCACAATATTAACCGTAAAACCTCAACAGGCTTCAACCTATCTGCGCGCCATCATGGGCGACGAAACCGTTACACTGGTATGGGAACAAGCAATGTTTACCGCGCTTCAGGTGGGTGACTTTATTACCTTTAACGGCATTAAGCATACGCTGAACCAGCTGCCAGCCGTTAAGAAAATAAGTACGCATCTTTTCCAATACAACGCCGTCTTTCAATCGCCGATTTACGACCTGTTGAAAGCCGGTTATATGCTTTTTGATAACACCTCAACACCGCCTCAGGCCGACTTCCCACTCACCGGAACGCCCGATACGTTTGTTACGCTGTTAGTGGCTAATCTTAACCGCGTGTTTGGGGGTGACGTATGGAGCAAAGGAACCGTATTGACCGCCGACGTGCAAACGCTTACTTTCTCTAATGAAAATTGCTATGCCGTAATTCAAAAACTGGCAACGGCTTTTAAAACGGAATACAGCGCCTCCGGAACTACGATAAACCTGATTGAAATTAGCAGCGTTTCAAATCTTACGCTCGAATACGGCTCAACGCTTTATGATATAGAGCGGAAAACTATCGATAGTTCCAGCGTGATTACGCGTCTGTATCCTTTTGGCGGGACGCGGAATATTGCCGCCAATTATCGCTCCGGATCCAAACGGCTTTTATTACCCGATCCACTTCAGTACCTCGAAGCAAATGTAAACCTTTATGGAGTTATCGAAGGGCAGCAAACTTTCGAGGATGTATACCCGCGCCTTGGGGCAGGTTCTGCCGGAACTGTGACATCCATTGGAGGCGATATCTTTACGTTTTCCGATTCTAATTTGGATTTTAATCCAAATGATTGCCTGATGCCGGGAACTCCGGCAAAGGTGCGTTTTCTCACCGGGCCGTGTGCCGGTTACGATCTGGAAATTGCCTCATTCAATAACAGTACAAAAACATTTGTCGCCATTGCCAATACCGATGATAAAGGCTTTTCAATTCCGAACGTGACGCTTTATCCCGCCGTTGGCAACAAATACGTACTGCTGGATATAATTATGCCGGATGAGTATGTTATTGCAGCCGAAGAGGAACAGCAAACCAAGGCCCAGGAGTATTTGGATGATAACTCGCATCCGAAAGTATCTTATTTGGTTACTTTTGCCGAAATATATGCCAAAATAAATTCAGCGGACGTATTTCCCGGAAACATGGTGACAGTTAGCGATTCTGATATTGGCATCAATACGCAACTTCGTGTTGTAAAAGTTCAGAAGGGAGTGATCGATCCGTGGAATATAAAAATTGATTTGTCTGATACCGTGAGCCAGTCAACGCTTACCCGCTTTGCCGCCGAAATTGCAGTGAACACCGAGGGAATAACGGAAATAAACAAAGGCGTTAGTCAGCAGTTTGGGCGCAACTGGCGCAATGTTCAGGAACTGTCTACCATGATTGATACCCTGCGTAGTGATATGTTGTTTATTGGCAATGTACAGGGCCAATTCAATATCACCGGCACATTTTTCACGCCCAACTATCAGAACGATAAGAATAAGTTCTATGCCACACCCGGCTATTTAATCCATAAGACCATACCGGAGACCGCTCCGGGAACATGGATGATTTCGGCTTATGCACCAACCCTGACGGGAGATACAACGCCTTTTTATCTGTATGCAAAATGCAGCCGGTCTGCCGGAACAGGAGTGTATTATCTTTCCGCCTCCGCCTTGGCCTATGATTCGGAGCCAACGTATTATTACTTTTTAGTTGGTGTTTTAAGTTCTGTAAGTAGTGGAGTACGCACACTGCAAACAACTTACGGGTTTACACAAATAACCGGCAAACAAGTTGCAACCGGAATGATTAAGTCATCTGATGGTTCGACTTATTTTGATTTGGATGCTGGAAAAATTGGCGGGAACATTGATTTCGTAGATGGACTGATATCGGGTTTGATTTCTCTTTTAAATGAAAGCAATGAAATATCCGGAGGATTGAATGGTCTGAAAAGCGCTGTGTACAAACTATGGCTCGGTGCAACTACCCCAGAAGCAGCTAATTTCAGTGTAGATAAAGATGGAAATTTAAAGGCGACTAACGCCGTTTTAAACGGAATAATTACGGCCATAAGCGGTAAGATTGGGAATCTATTTATTTCCGGCGATGCTCTTTTGTCGGATTCTATGGAGTTTTCTGATTCTGCCGTCGAAACGCTGGCTTCGCTGATTTCGTCACCCATCACAGCCTCTATAAGCAGACAGGCGTCATGGAGTGGAGGAATAGGTGCTTATACGCAAAATATAACTCTTACCGTTCCTTCTGTTTTAGTCTTTAATGTTGAAACGGCACTTGCAAGTACGACCGGATGTACAACTTTTTCTGTAAATGTGAAAACTTCTGCTGGCGTTATCGTTTATAGCGGTTTTGTCGGACTTACTGATTATCGTGATTTTTCGGTAAATTTACCAAGTGGAATATACTCTATTTCTGTATCTCTCGACGGCAGTCCAACCAATAATTCAACCTGTGTTATTTCGGGATTTGCAGATGCAGATACCATCGTAGCATCAGGTTTCGTATCAAAAACAAAAATTGGTAACGATGGATTCTTTTCCTTTTGGAATGCAAACTCTTATTTTTATTATAGTGATTCACACGGATTAGAAGCAAAGAAAGGAAGTTTTGGCTTAAAAATAGATGCGACTGGAACTTATGTTACTGGTCAAACTGCACTCAAAGGAGATACAGGGGGACAAGGGATTCAAGGAATAAAAGGAGATACAGGTGATGCCTCTCCAAAAGGTTCTTACGCAGATTTAGCAGCTCTTATTACCGCTAATCCCGCACATACGGCAACATATCTTACTCTTGATAACGGACATTGGAATTATTATAATGGAACTACCTTTGTTGATGGCGGAGAATATTTAAGTACTGGGGATGCAGCCACAAAAACTGATTTAACAGTAAAAATAAATAAAATACAGGGTGTCAATTTATTAAATCCAGCAATATTTCGTTACAACGACTACTATTATGCAGGACAATTCCCAACAATTATGACAGATGGAGATGGGAAATATGGGTTAAGTGATTATATTCCTGCGAATCCATTAGGATTAATAACAATAAGTACAGCCCCAACAGGTGCGGGAACATCAAGTTTTGCAGTATTTGATGACGGTAAAAATTGGTTGCGTAACGGACAAGATTCAGACCAGTATGTTTATGAAGAAGGTGATGGCTTTGTGGTATTTGGGTTTTTTAGCGGATACGGTAACCCCGATTTAGACGCGGCAAAAATAGCAATTGTTGTTGGAACAACCTATTTATTTGAAAAATTCACGGAATATCTACCGCTTTTAGAGTTACAGAATAAAGTAGAAACCAAACTGGACAGCATCAAAAATTCTAATTTATTAAATCCATCAACATTTCGTTACAACGACTACTATTATGCAGGACAATTCCCAACAATTATGATAGATGGAGATGGGAAATATGGGTTAAGTGATTATATTCCTGCGAATCCATTAGGATTAATAACAATAAGTACAGCCCCAACAGGTGCGGGAACATCAAGTTTTGCAGTATTTGATGACGGTAAAAATTGGTTGCGTAACGGACAAGATTCAGACCAGTATGTTTATGAAGAAGGTGATGGCTTTGTGGTGTTTGGGTTTTTTAGCGGATACGGTAACCCCGATTTAGACGCGGCAAAAATAGCAATTGTTGTTGGAACAACCTATTTATTTGAAGAATTTACAGAATATCTTCCAATTTTAGAATTACAAAATAAAGTAGAAACCAAAATGGACAGCATCAAAAGTTCTAATTTATTAAATCCATCAACATTTCAATATGGTTGTTTTTATTGGGCTGGTCAATTTGGGACATTAAATACGGATGACCCAACTAAAATGCAAGGATGCTCTGATTATATTCCTGCAAATCCATTAGGTTTAATAACTAAGAATACCGGCAGAACAAGTTCTGCATTATCAAGTTTTGCAGTATTCGATAAAGATAAAACTTGGTTGCGTAATGGTCAAGATACAGACCAATATACTTATCAATTTGGAGATAGATTTGTAAGATTCTGTTATTATATTAATGGCGATTTGGAATATGCAGAAAAAAGAGCGATTGTCGTTGGAACTGTATATTCATTTGATCTATATTCAGAATATGCCCCCCTTACAGAACTCGGCAATGATATTTTAGAACTTAAATCAGAATTTCCGATAGAAAAAGTTTTTAATGGAACAAAATTATTTTATAGTAAGATCCCTGATTTCATAGGATTCTCTGACGTTGATACCGGGAATGATTGGATTAAAATAATAAATACAGGTACAGGAACTCCCTATCTTGCCTCTAAGACGTTCACGCCTTCCGGTTCTAATTTAGTTCATGTTAAGTTTAGTGTTGAATTTATAAAAACACTAACAACGTCGGGATTTGAAATTTATTTAATTGGTGGCTCTCCTACTATAAAGTATCTAAGTATCGCTACAATTACAGCCAATGGAGATTATGACATTACATTTGATCCTGCATATTATGCTGTTTATGAAACATTCACGGACTTTGCAATTTGGTTATTTATGCAAGACCTTCCGGAGTCAGGAAGTTCAATAGATATAAAATTTACTGGCTTGCAAATATTTGAAATTGCCAATCCGGTAAAAGCAACCAATTTTTCAGGTGATAACGTAAAAGAATTATTACAGTCCGTAGATACTGCAATTACAGAAGTAAAAAACAGTGTAGACTTAACATTAATTAATCCAAACGGTGAGAAATATGAATTTTCTGTAGATAATAGTGGCAATATAGTATTAATTCCTATTATTCCAAATACGGCTGCATTTTTTGGGAATTCACTTCTTGTAGGATTTGGGTATGGAATGGCAGCATCCGAAAATACGAAAGATTATTATTATTTAATTACTGAATATATCAAAACATTAAATGCTGAATTTACATCAACGAGGAACGCTTGTGAAATTTTTGAAAATATATCAGATTCAGCATTGACAGATGACAATATACAGGATGAATTTATTGCAAATTTAGTAGGAACTGAAAATTTAGTATGTGTTCAGTTGGGGGATAATGTAAATTCAACTGAAAGGAGAGCCGTATTTGTTGAAAGTTCATTCAAGTTATTACAACAAATACGGATTAAATGTCCAAATGCAAGAGTTGCGTGGATGGGAATGTGGTTTGAAAGTACCGAAAATTATACATCGATTCAAAACGCATGTGCCAAAGCTGGTTGTAAATTTATAACGTTCTCTGATTTAATATCAGACTTAACTAAAAATTCAGTAGGTAATACATCGAAAGTCGGAACTGGC